CAGAGCAAAGCCGCAATGATGCAGTCGTTGATGCCTGGCACTATCACTGCCGAATCGGGATTTGATCCTGCTTCATTCCGTATGGGTGAAAATGCAGGCTTGACAATTAACATGACAGTTCAAGGAAATGTTCAGACCGAAGCAGATTTGGCAAATGCCATTCGTCAGCGCATCTTGAGTGAGCAGGCAAGTGGAAAGCCAATCGTCTTTGTTGGCGGTCTGTAATGCCAGGAACTCCGACACTTGGAGTCAGCATTGACTTCGCCAACGGCCCTGCCTTCGGTAATCCTCTTATTCTTGACGATCCGACAAGCGTTCTTGACACCGCCATTCTTGCCGACGCACCGGCAGATGTTGTCGATGTCTCCAACATTGCCATTCGCGTCAACATTAGGCGTGGTCGCAATCGAATCCTCAATAACTTTGAAGCAGGCACCGCCACCGTTGTCTTAGAAGATGAAAATGGCGATTGGAACCCACAGAATGTTTCAGGGCCTTACTACGGCAAGCTCTTGCCTCTTCGTAAGATTCGCATTTGGGCAGATTACGATGACGGCTCAGGTCTTGACCGCTACTATCTCTATTCAGGCTACATCACGAGCTACGACAACTCATTTCGCCTTGGCGTTGATGAAATCTCTAGCGTGACCTTGCAGTGCGTAGATGCCTTCCGTCTTTTCCAGAATGTCAACATCACAACTGTCGCAGGAACCAGCGCTGGACAAACAACGGGGGCGCGAATTGAAAACTTGCTCAACTTGGCAAGTTACCCTTCAAGCCAACGCATCATTGACACCGGCGATAGCACAGTCCAAGCCGATCCTGCTACGGCGCGGACATTGCTCGCCGCCTGTCAGACGATAGAGCAGACCGAACTTGGCGGCTTCTTTATTGATCCCGAAGGAAGCGCCGTCTTTCTTTCTCGTTCAACAGTTTCCGAAAAGGCCGACCAAACGCCTTTGATGTTCAATGACGATGGCACCAATATCGCCTATCAGTCCATTGACTTTGCCTATGATGACACACAGATTTTCAACGACATTACTGTCACCCGTCTTGGCGGAACGGCTCAGAATGTGCAGTCCACAAGTTCAATTGAGACTTACTTTATCCACTCAGGTTCGCGCTCTGACCTTTTGATGCAGACCGATAGCGAAGCCTTGGATCAAGCAAATATGCTTCTCAATGCTCGTGACAATGCCTTGCTTCGTATTGACTCCATCGGCTTGAACCTTATGGATTCAACGGCAAGTTCACGCATCGTGGCAGGTCTTGAATCTGATTTGTTCACCCTCATCAATGTCACCAAGACCGCGCAGGCTTCTTCAACTTTTAGCCTTGAACTATTCGTTCAGGGTATTCAGCACGACATTACCCCGACAACCTGGACAACAAGGTTGCTCACGGCAGAACCTATAATTCAGGCATTCATCTTGGATTCGACAACCCAAGGCGTGCTTGATGGAACGCAAGGCGTTCTTTCATACTAAGGAGAAAAAATGGCAGGAGCAGGCTATAAGTTATTCGTGAGCGGAGATGTTTTGACCGCCGCTCAGGTCAATACTTATTTACAACAACAAGTCACGATGGTTTTTGCGAACTCGACTGCTCGCACCACTGCCTTATCAGGTGTTCTTGCCGAAGGAATGATGAGCTACTTACAAGACACCAACGCCGTTGAAGTCTATAACGGATCATCGTGGGTGAATGTTGGCAACTCAGGTGACATCACAGGCGTCACCGCAGGCACAGGTTTATCAGGTGGCGGAACTTCAGGCGATGTCACTTTGTCCATTGCTTCTGCGCAATCAGATTTAGTTATCAAAGGATTTGAAGAAGATGTCAATGTTGTCGCATCTGCTGCAACAGGCACCATCAACTTTGATGTGGCAACTGCTTCTGTTTGGTATTACACATCAAATGCCACCGCAAACCACACTCTGAATTTCCGTTATGACGGATCAAATACTCTTAGTTCAAAGCTCGCAGTTGGCGATGCCATAACGCTTGTTTGGCTTAACACCAATGGCTCGACTGCCTACTATCCGAATGTCATTCAAATTGATGGAAGCGCCGTCACGCCCAAGGTGCCTGCGGCCATTAGCGCCGGCAACGCCAGCGCGATTGACGCCTATGTCTTCACCATCATTAAGACTGCGGCAACGCCGACCTACACTGTCCTTGAGACTCAGACGAAGTTTGCATAAAGGCTATTGATGTCACCTTTACTTCAGACCTTCGCCAATGGATCAGCACTCGGTTATCGTTCACGCGGTGCAGCCGCAGGCACTGCCTTTGAGTCTATTGCTACTGCTACTGTTGGTAGTGGGGGCGTTGCGTCTGTAACTTTTAGCAGCATTCCTAGCACATATAAACATTTGCAGATTAGAGCAATAGCAAAGTATAATTACACTGTTGCTTTAGATTTTTCAAATGTAATGTTAGTTTTCAATTCAGACACAAGCAGTAGTTATTCTTATCATACACTTCTTGGGCGAGGAACATCTGTAGATGTTGGAAGCGCGAGTTCGCAATCAAAGGGTGTTGTGCAAACATTTATGCCCACAAATGCAGGTGGCGATGATAACAATGTTTATGGTGGAACAGTCATAGACATTTTAGATTATGCCGATACTAATAAATATAAAACTGTTCGCGGTCTAGGCGGATATGACAGAAATAGTTCAGGTAGAATTTCACTAAATTCTGTATCGTGGCAAAAAACAGATGCTATTACATCCATTCAAATATCTCCTGATACAACTGACGGGTGGGTTCAATACTCCCATTTCGCCCTATACGGAATTAAGAGCGCATAATGCCAGCAACTTACGAACCAATAGCAACGACAACGCTGGGAAGTTCTGCTTCTAGTGTTACTTTTTCTTCTATACCAGGAACTTATACTGATTTGATTTTGGTAGTTAATGGAACTTCTACTGCAACCAATGGAAATGAAATGCAGTTTAATGGAGACACAGGTAATAATTATTCTTTTACTTTGTTGTATGGAACTGGTTCTGCTGCCGTTAGTTCAAGAAACTCTAACATAAGTTTTGCTTACGCTGGTCGCACAAATACCAATCAATCAGTTTCTATCACTCAAATTATGAACTATGCAAACACTACTACTTACAAGACAGTTCTTACTAGGGCTAGCAGTAATGGCGATATAGTTATGGGAAATGTGTCAACTTGGCGTAGCACTTCAGCTATTACATCTTTAGTTTATGCGGGAGCCACTTTCAATTCTGGAACTGTTTTTACCCTATACGGCATCAAGGCGGCATAATGGCAACTACTTATGAAGCAATAGCAACTGTGACTGTAGGAAGCGGTGGGGCGGCTAATATGGAATTTACTTCAATTCCGCAGACCTATACTGACTTAGTAATCAAAGCATCAACTAGAACTAATTATGGTACACAAGCAGATGCTTGTATTCTGCAATTCAATAGCAATTCATCTAGTTATTCAATGATCCGTTTGCAAGGTAGTGGTTCAGCAGCATCTTCAAACTCAAACACAACAAACATTCGTGCTGTAACAGATGAAGATAATGCAACTGCAAATACATTTGGTTCTTGGGAAGCATATGTTCCTAATTACACATTAAGTAATAATAAATCTGTAAGTTTAGATTCCGTAATGGAAAATAATGCTACTGCCGCAGAACAAAACCTTGTGGCGGGTTTATGGTCAAATACTGCTGCTATTACATCTATCAAGTTATTACCTCTAAATGGCACTGCTTTCAAGCAATACTCAACCGCTACTCTATACGGAATCAAGAACTCATAAGAAAGGAAAACAATGCCAACCAAACTCATTGTTGATTGCAGCACTGGAGTTACTACAGAAGTAGAACTTACTGCCGAAGAAATTGCACAACGCGAAGCCGATGCGCAAGCCGCAGCACAAGCAAAGGCAGACGAAGAAGCCGCCGCAGCCGCTAAGCAAGCTGAGAAGGAAGCAATTGCAGCTCGCCTTGGCTTGAGCGCTGAAGAACTTTCCACCCTGCTTTCATAGTAAATTCATCGGGGCCATACAAGGAGATCACAGTGGGCATTTCCACCCGTCAAGTCACCGTCACAACAAGTCCAACCATCTTGGTTGATAACACCGCCGAAGCCGAAGAAGTGCATCTGCACGCCGCCGGTGGTCAAGCGGTCTTTCTTGGCAACTCCGATGTCAACACCACTTCAGGCTTTGAATTGGACAGTGGTGAGAAAATAACTTTGCAAAATAAAAACAACCCGATTTATGGCGTCACCAACACAGGCACCACCGTTGTTCAGGTCTTGGTGGTCGGCACATGAGCGCAATGGATTGGGCGTCATTTTTCGTTGCCGTCTTTAGTATTGTTGGCTCGGTAGCTCTCGGAGTCAAATGGCTTGTCAAGCATTATCTCAACGAACTCAAGCCCAATGGCGGATCATCGCTGAAAGATAAAGTCTCGGCATTGGAAGATAAGGTTGATTTCCTAACCGATATTGTCAAAGAAGCCTTGAAGAAATAATGTGCTCAAAACAGTTAGATAATTTTCTCCACATCGCAGGCGCCGAAGTCGGCTATATTGAAGGCCCTGCCGATAATCAGACCAAGTATCAAAAGGCGAATCAACCTTGGTGTGGCGCCTTTGTCAATTGGTGCGCCAAGCAAGTCTCCTTGAAAATTCCTGACTGCACCTACACGCCCAATGGCGCAAAGGCATTTGTCAAAGAAGGAACTTGGCAGGATGCAGAAGGCGCAACTCCACTGCCAGGAGATTTGGCGTTCTTTGACTTCCCCGCCGATGGCATTGACCGTATCTCTCACATAGGAATCGTGGAGAGCGTCAACGCCAATGGCACCGTCATCACCATCGAAGGCAACACTGCGCCCGACACGAAGGGCGATCAGCGCAATGGCGGTCAGGTAGCGCGTAAGATTCGCGCCTACAAGAAAAAGAATCGTGGCAAACTCAAGCCATCTCTGCCGGTGTTCATTGTGGGCTTTGGCAGACCTAAGTTCAAGGAGTGCAAATGCTCGACAAAGAAAAACTCATCGCAGTCGGTAGCACATACGCAAGGGCAGGAGCTGCCGCAGTAGCCGCTCTCTATCTTGCCGACCCATCTCGCCCATTGAAGGATTATGTTGCGGCTTTCGCTGCCGCAGTTCTTGGCCCGATACTCAAGGCCATTGATCCTAAAGCGACAGAGTTTGGTCGCGGAAGCAAGTAGTAATGCAACGGGGGAAAATCTTAGATGAGGCAAAACGCCTCACTCATTCGGATCGTCAAGATACCTATGGCGACCCGCTCACAAATCATCAACGCATCGCAGACCTGTGGAGTGTTTATCTTGAAACTGAGATAACACCTTCACAGGTCGCTTTGTGTTTATGTCTGGTCAAAATTGCTCGCTTGATGCAGACATCTGACCACATAGACTCATTCATAGATTTAGCAGCGTATGGCGCCATTGGGGGCGAAATCAGTGCATCTGAACAATAATCTCATTCTTGTTCCAACTCGTGGCAGACCACACAACGCCATTGAAGTTCTCAAATGTCACAAAGAATTTTCTTGTCGCTCTGACTTGCTCTTTATTGTGGACACCGATGATGAAGAACTCATCAACTATCGAAGCGCCGTCGGCATTGAGAACATTGTTGAAATTGAAAATAAAACTCGTGGCATGGCTTATCCGGTCAATGTCGCTGCCAAGAAATACGCCAACGAATATGACTATTTCACCTTCATTGGCGATGACCACCGACTACGAACGCCCGATTGGGATATTGCCTTGATGCGTGCCATTGGCAACCGACCAGGGCTTTCCTATGGCAACGACTTGCTTCAGGCAGAGAACTTGCCGACGGCGGTGATGATGTCGGCGGCCATTGTCCGCGCCCTTGGCGGCATGGTGCCACCGAAGCTCAAACACCTTTACCTTGACAACTTTTGGAAAGCCTTGGGCAATGACCTAGGGCATCTGACCTATCTGCCGCAGGTCATTATTGAACATCTCCACCCTGTTGCAGGCAAAGCCGAATGGGATGAAGGCTATCGCGCCGTCAATGCCCGTGAAGTTTATTCGTTCGATGCCTTGATGTTTGATAACTATATGAAAAGTGAAGACTACCAAGTTCTCTTGAAGGTCTTGCGTCAATGAAGTGCATTTCATTTTCGCTCTACGGAAACGAAACCAATTACACCATCGGAGCCATCAAGAACGCCATTCTTGCTTCACGCTACTTTCCTTTTGATGATGGCTTTGTCACTCGCTTCTATGTAGGCAAGTCGGTTGATTCATCTATCACAACAACGCTTGAGCGAATCAAAGGCGTTCAAATCGTCACAATGGATCAAGTGGAAAATCACACCGCAAAGTTGTGGCGCTATCTTGCTTTCTCTGACGAGCAATTTGAAGCCGTCATCTGTCGTGATGTGGATGCCCGTCTTTCCTATCGTGACCGCATTGCACACGAAGATTGGCTCAACTCCTGCCTTGATTATCACATCATCAAAGACCACCCAACAGGTCACAACTATCCGATTTCTGCCGGTATGTTTGCAGGTAAGACAAAGGATTTGCGCTTCTTAGCATCCACAATCAACAATCGTGAGCGCGGCGATTACTACACAGTTGACCAAGATTTCTTGGCAGAAGTGGTCTATCCCATCGTTGCAGGTGACGCACTCATTCACGATCCTTACTATCAGACACCTATCATTGGCAATTCCATTAGAACAACAATTCCCTTTGATGCGCCAACTCCCCTGTCGCATATCGGCGCAGCTCTATTTTCCAACGATACTTTTGTCTTTGACATAGACCGCAAAGCGCAAATGGCTTATTGTGGCTCTGCGAAATATATCTACGAACACGACAGGTGGGGCAAATGAAGATACTTATTACAGGCGATGAAGGCTTTGTTGGCACTAATTTCAAGAAGCATTTAGATTCCAAGCGCAACTCCATCACCGGCATTGACATCAAAAGTGGCGTTGATGTCAGAGATTTCTTTGCCAAAGATGACACTAAGTTCGATGTCGTCATTCACCTGGCGGCAATCGTCGGTGGCAGAGCCACCATTGAAGGAAACCCTTTGGCAGTTGCCGCCGACCTTGCCATTGACGCCGACCTTTTCCAATGGGCGCTTCGCACTCGCCCGAATCACATTGTTTATTTCTCGTCATCTGCGGCCTATCCGATTTACTTGCAGCGAGCTGAATACAAGCAACGACTCAAAGAGTGGGATATAAATCTTGACCACATTCGCACTCCCGACTTCACCTATGGTTGGGCCAAGTTATCCGGTGAAATGCTGGCTTCTTATGCCAGAGCAGAAGGCTTGAAGGTCAGCGTTCTTAGGCCCTTTAGCGGATACGGAAGCGACCAAAACCTTGACTATCCTTTCCCATCATTTATCAAGCGCGGAAAAGAGAAGTCTGATCCTTTTGATGTATGGGGCAGAGGAACGCAGGTGCGCGACTTCATTCACATCGAAGATGTTGTCAGGGCAACATTTGAAGCCATCACCAACGATGTCACCGTTGCAAATCTCTGCACAGGAAGGGCGACTTCCTTCATTGAGTTGGCAGAACTTGTGATGATGCAGGCGGGATATTTAGCTCCGATACGCACCAACCCGAAGGCTCCTGTGGGAGTTGCCTATCGGGTCGGTGATCCGAACAAGATGCTTGGCTTCTATGAGCCACGAATCTCTTTGGAAGAAGGAATTGCTCGCGCCTTCGCAGGTGCCTAGAACTGCTCTTCCATTTTGTTGATTGTGCGGTTGATGTAGCGTGGGCCGACGAGTCTGACGAACCACTTGGGAAATGCAAAGGGCTTTGGCTCATTTTTAGGAATTAGCAGAAGGATCAGAAGAATCCACCACGAATACCACACGCTCATCAAAGTCCAAAAGATAACGCTTCTGCCGACAGAGTAGGCGTAGAAGGCAGTGATAAAGACTGCAAGAAGTTGGAGTCCGTTCATTTAGCACCAACCCATCACAGGTGCAGGTTGAATATCCTTGACAACTTCATAGAACTTGCCGTTCTCGTGTTGCGAACCTGCGGTGACAACATATCCGTTGAACTTTATGTCCACTCCATCGCGCAATTTTCCAGGATAAGACTCGGCAGTTGCCTGATAGTAAAGATGCAGACCATCGCCGGTTTCTACTGTGAAAGTGTTGGTATCAAGACCATCGGTGCTTCCGCCGTTGCGATAGTCCACATCAAAGACAACAAGACCTGACGGCGCACAGGCGATTGCGATATTGAGCAAAGGTGACTTTGCAAACCATTTATTGACAACCTTCGGGTCATTGGATGCCGACTTGTAACCGCGTGTTGCGATAGGAAAGAACGGCGTCTTTTGCTGCGGATAACAAGGCATCACATACCAACCGCGCTCTGCAAAGGCGGTGGCAATGTCGGCAGTTGACATCTCCATTGTCTTCACTTGACGAACTCCTGAATCATAAGTGCAGCGCCTTGATGGAAGTCACGCATTTCTTGTTGCATATCGTCATCAACTAGTTCATCTGCCTGCTCTTGATGCCATTTGGCAACCTGTAAAAGAGCCAATCTATTCATTGCTTCTTCGTATGTCATTTCACAAACTCCTTTAAGAAGTCAACGATGACTTCGGAAACTGTCTTGCCTTCTGCCTTCGCCTTCGCCTGCGCCTTGCGCCATAGTTGTTCGCTCACACGAACGGATCGAATCTTCTTCATTATGACACCACCTTTTCAGGGTGAGAAGTCTTGATGTGATTCGTCAGAGTCTGATGCGCAAAGTTACTGCGCACTTCAATTTCTTTGCCACAGATAGGGCAAGCAACAATTCGGTTGGCGGACATTATGCACCTACTTGCGTTTCAACAGAATCGCCTGAGCGACTATTTGTCACAGACATAGAACCATCTGCAAAATCCCAACGCAAAAGAACTTCTTGACCTGAACAAACGCTTAGGCATTCTCCATACCAATTTGCATTTTCAATGTCGTGCTTGTCGCTACTTGACCAATCACAAGATAAACAAGTGACTTTGACAATATCTTTTTTCATTTCCTGCTTCCGTTTCTGTGAACTACTACCTTTCGCCCACAGACCAAAGATAGACCTTGTGCCTACTCTTGTCCATACACAAGGGAGTTGAGCCTGCGGGCGTGTCGCGGGTAGTCTGTCAGACCTTCCCCTCATACTTATCCACAAGTTCAACCGAAGGGGATTTATGCAGTATCTGCTATTCGGCGCCCTCGTGGGCGTTCTAGGGCTTCTGTGGGCGATTCTAGCCCTACACGACGACCCATTGAAGGAAGGCATCAGGCAGGCGCAGGCGTGGTCTAAGAGCCAAGATAGGCTTCGCAAGGTGATGCCCGAATGAGCCTTTTCTCAGTTCACACCGCCACCGACGGCGCCATTGCCGTCTATCTTGAAGAAGCAGACGCCAATCTTGATCTCCTTGAAGACATCGTCGAGCAGGTGCCATTGCTACACCTAGCTCGCCTTCGAGACTTTTCGGGAACCTACGCACTGACATCGGAAGTGGCAGCGCGAGAGGCAGATAAAGTTCGCGCCGCCATTCCCACCGTCGTTGCGAAGGTGGCATCTATGACAGAAGATGAGGCGTTGGCTTTGGCTCAACAACTTATTGACGCGGTGAAATTTGCCCGCGCCATCGCCGGTAAAACGACGAAACTTGAATTGGTGAAATAATGGCAAATCCCAATGGTCGCAAAGGTAACGGCTTTGAAATCGGAGTTCTCAAGTGGTTGCGTTCTCGCGGTGTCTTTGCAGAGCGTTTGCGACTTGCGGGCAAGAATGATGAAGGAGACATCGTTGCGATTATCGCTGGCAAAACTTATGTCTTGGAACTCAAGAACAGAAAGTCAATCTCGCTTCCGACCTTTTGGGATGAGGCCCGCAAAGAAGCCATCAACTACGCCAAAGCGCGTGGGTTGGATCAGACGCCACCTGCGTTCTTAGTTATCAAAAGACGCAACGCAGGTATTGAGAAAGCATTTGTCGTTCAAGACCTTGACTCCTGGCTAGGTGAGAGAAATTGAATGGACTCAATGACTTCTTCCCGTCACTGCCACTACTTCCCGAAGCTAGTTGCAAAGGTATTATCAACCCGAATTTATTTTTTCCAGAAAGCAGAGAACAAGAGGCAAAGTGTCTCCCAATCGTGCGTGCTATCTGCGCCGGTTGTCCTGAAAGAAAGGAGTGCTTGGACTACGCACTCAAGGAACAAATCGCACACGGAATATGGGCAGGCACAACTCCTGCTCAGCGTGGGTTTGGTCAAGGATTTAGAAACCGAAAGACCGGTCAAATGAACCGCTCTGACGCCATTCGATCCTTGTATGCCTTGGGGCGAACACCGAAAGAAATCGCGGAAACCTTGCGAATTGAGTTGGCTTATGTCACTCAGGTTCTCAAGAGAGCTGCGAAATTGGAAGGAGAAACCCAATCTCTCAACGCAGAAAAACAATCAGGGGAATCGCAATTATCATCGGAGTCAGCGCAATGACTTCAATGTTTGTCAATGCAGCATTCGCGCCGCAACCTGCGGTGCCTGCATCTATTATCTACAAAGACCGGCCTATCTTGGAGCAAGTGGATGCCAAGAAACTTGCCAAGACTTTGTTGACCAAGAATGAGTATTCCTGCCTTACAAAATTGTTGGGCAAGGAATCGGCGTGGAAGCCATCGGCTAAGAACCCGACTTCAAGCGCCAAGGGAATCGGGCAGTTGCTTGACTCCACCTATCGCAACCTTGGGATGAAACATTCTCAAGCATCGGTGCCGCAACTTGTGGCAACGCTCGCCTATATCCACAGGCGTCATGTAACTGCCTGCAATGCCTGGCAGTTTTTCAAAGAGAATAACTATTACTGATTCGAGGGGATCAATGTCAGTTGAAATTGAAAAGGGCGTCATTGACTTTGACGAGTCAATAGCGATGTGGCTTGAGCAATATCGCAGTGCCCTAGCAAAAATCAAAGAATGGGAAGAAGTTGCAGATGTAGCTCGCTCCCATATCGAAGCAGCACTTGGCGACGCCGAAGTTGGCTTCTATAAAGGCCAACAGGTTGTTCGCTATACAACGGTCACATCAACGCGATTTGATGTCAAACGCGCAAAGGAAATCTTGCCACCGCAGGTGCTTGATGTCCTACAAGTTCAGAGCAACTCTCGTCGTTTCACACTCGTCAATCAGGATCAGCAATGAGCATTCCATACATTCAACCTGTGGAACCTATCGTTCCTATCATTCCTGACTTTGATGACGAAGATGAGGATGACGAATGACTTTCACTTCGCCGGTTTCGCCTGCTAAATCTTTGAGTCAACACTTGGCTCAGATAATTACGCAGGCAGGAATCTGGACTCCTAGAGCAAAGCAAGTCGTCATTGGGCCGTCGGAAATGGGTCACGATTGCACAAGGCGACTTGCTTACAAGCTCTTGGATTGGGAAAAGACCAACGAGCAAGGAGCATCGAATTGGAGCGCCCAAGTCGGCTCTGCAATTCACGGCTACCTTGCCGATGTCTTTCGCAAGATTGAAGGCTACGAAGTCGAGCAACGAGTCACCATTCGCGGCAACTTGACCGGCACCGTTGACCTTTATGACATCAACAACGGCATTGTCATTGATTGGAAGACGACAAGTCCTAATCAAATGGATCGCAAACGCAAAGAAGGCGGAAGCGCCCAATATCAAACACAGATTCAACTCTATGGCTACGGCAAGGCGCAGACAGGGGCGAAGGTAGATAAGGTCGCCTTGGTCTATCTGCCCACAAGCGGTTCCATAGACGAGATGCACACAGAGTTGTACGACTATGACGAGTCAGTTGCACTCAAAGCCCTAGAACGAGTGGACAATATCCACACTTTACTCTCGCAAATTGATGTGGAGAATAATCCGCAGATGTGGGAAATGATTCCAAGTGTGGCAAATCGGCTCTGTAACTATTGCCCTTACTTTCAACCTTTTAGCAAAGATTTATCGAAGGGATGTGCAGGTGACACGCAAGCTCGTAGTTAAAGCAATGAGCGCCTGGCAATCTGCAATCCTTCGCGTCATTGGATGGATGCTAGGCATTCGCGGAGAAGCGAAAATTGCCTACATTACTTTTGACCACGATGAAGTTGAACCAACCATCAACGACATCAAACGCAATAACGAAGAAAACGAAATGAACCGACAAGTAGATAAGGAGACGGGGGAATGACCTTCGCAGCACCAACATCAAATAACGAGAGCGTGAAAGTTGCAGACCTTGCAAATCACCTTCTCATCATCACACCTACTGAATACAAGACAGGGATTCAGACCATTCACGGACTTGCAGAAGCCGTGGAAGTCAATGTCGTTGACCTTGATACCAACAAAGAACACGGATCGCTTCTGTGGTTCAATGTAGGACTACGCAATTCCTTGAAATCTAAAATCGGGCAGAAGGTGTTAGCCCGCATCGGCCAAGGCGCTGCCAAGCCTGGCAAATCGGCGCCGTGGATTTTGGTAGATGCCACAGGCGATGCCACCGCTATCGCCAAGGCAAACGCCTATCTCTCGGCAACACCTGCGGCAACGCCTGCGGCAACGCCTGCGGCGGCGCCTGCGGCGGGCGGCATCACTCCTGAAGTAGCCGCGCTCTTGGCGCAGCTTGGGGCAAAGCCGGTCTAGTTGTAAGAAGGCAAGTGAAGTTTCCTTCCGTCGCTTCATTTGCCGGTCATGACCATCACTGACGCCACCTTTCCGTCGGTGATGTGGAGAAGTCGCAAGGTGCGGGCAACGGGGCGCCGATGGGTGCAAATCCCATCACTTCACAAGTAACAACAACCAAGGGGGTCTTGTGGCAACATTTGAAATCCATCACGGCGATAATCGTGATGTCTTGAAAACTTTAGCCGACAATAGTGTTGATTCTGTTGTCACTGATCCGCCATACGAGTTGGGCTTTATGGGCAAGAGTTGGGATGCAAGTGGCATTGCCTATTCTGTTGAACTATGGCAAGAAGTCTTGCGCGTTCTTAAACCTGGTGGACACTTGCTCGCCTTCAGCGGCTCTCGCACTTATCACCGAATGGTCGTCGCCATCGAAGATGCGGGTTTTGAAATTCGTGATCAGATTATGTGGATTTACGGCAGCGGATTTCCGAAGTCGTTGGATATTGCTAAAGCAATGGATAAGTCTCTTGGTTTACAAGGTGAAAAAATTGGTGAAAGAACTTTTGGAAAAACTAGCACTGGACAAGGTGCAGGTTGGAATGAAAATGCAGTAGCAGCAACAGGAAAACAAGATGTTTTCGCTCCAGCGAGTCCAAATGCAAAGCAATGGCAGGGTTGGGGAACCGCACTCAAGCCCGCGCACGAACCCGTCGTTGTCGCCCGCAAACCGCTCATCGGCACCGTCGCCGCCAATGTGCTGACTTATGGCACCGGTGGGTTGAACATTGATGCGAGCAGGGTTGGTCGCGCTGAGGGTGACGATTCAGTAGCGGGAAAACGAACTGCAACATTTGGAACGCAAGAAACCCAAAGCGGTGGAGATGGTTCGGGTGGTTGGGAACAAAATGAAGGTGGCCGTTGGCCCGCCAATGTCATCCACGATGGGTCGGATGAGGTTGTTGAGTTGTTTCCTGCAAATGCAGGTGGGGGCCATTGGGTCAAAACAAAAGTCACAGGTTATGGCGAATTTGGTGGCGGAAAATCTGAGTATTTTGGTCAAGGTGAAAAAGATGGAAAAGGCAGCGCCGCTCGCTTCTTCTACTGCGCCAAGGCAAGCAAGAAGGATCGCAATGAGGGGTTGGATTTAGAACAATTTCCACTAAGGCATTACACAACTGCCAACAAAATGGGTGGCGAAACAGACACAATGCTTACGGGTTCAGGAAATCCGCGTGATAGTAGAAAACAAAACCACCACCCAACCGTGAAACCAACCGACCTTATGCGCTATCTCTGCCGCTTAGTGACACCGCCGAATGGCATTGTTCTTGATCCGTTTATGGGCAGCGGTTCAACCGGCAAGGCAGCTATTTATGAAGGGTTCAACTTTGTCGGAATTGAAATGACCGATGAATATATCCCCATCGCCAAAGCTCGCATTGAGTTTGCGGTCAATGAAATGGCGGATAAGTTGTTATGAGTCGAAGCAGTGTTGAAGGCGCCATTGCATCTATTCTGTGGCGTTGTTATGAGACTTCACTCCCTGACACTCCATTTCGCATGGGAACGCTCATCGCATCACAAATACGCAAAGAAGGTTATTTACAAAGCAACAATGATCCGTCAAAGGTAGAAGGAAGGGAGAGCCTGTGCGATGTCGCCATATTTTCTACACGCTAGGAGTTCCCATTTGCCCTGACTGTGGGCGTGATACTCACGAAACAGATTTTGCGTTTCAAAGAAAATTGCACGAAGAATGGATTGAACAAGGCAAGGCAGATTGGAATATCTGTCCACAAGGCGGAACATTGAGGGGATGGTGGTCAATATGACAACGGCAGTTTCACTCTTTGCTGGTGTTGGCGGTTTTGACTTAGCTCTTGAGCGAGCAGGAGTCAAAGTTGTCGCAACAGTGGAATGGGATAAACACGCACAGAAAGTTTTACAACGGCGATTTCCGAACGCTGCACTTTTCGGTGACATTCAGGGGGTAAGCGGTGAACAACTTAGAGCAGCAGGTTTTGATCCAAGCAACGGAATCATCACAGGTGGATTTCCTTGCCAAGACCTTTCCGTTGCTGGAAAACGAGCAGGGTTGGCAGGAACGCGTAGTGGACTTTTCTGGGAAATCTGCCGACTCCTTGACGAAACACGAACGAAGACTTTTATCCTCGAAAATGTGCCTGGTTTACTTTCCTCAAATAACGGAAGAGACATGGCCGTCGTCATTGAAGCGTTGGTCGAGCGCGGGTATCGCATCGCGTGGCGGGTGCTTGATGCTCAATACTTCGGAGTTCCCCAACGACGCCGTCGAGTCTTCATTGTCGGATGTCTTGGAGACGCAGGGAGATCACCTGAAGAAATACTCGCTATCGCAGAAGGCCGCGCAGGGTATCTTGCGAAGAGCAACGCGAAGGGGAAAGAC